AAGGTTGCGACTCTGGACCTTGATTCGCTGCTTTAATCTGCGCCTTTACTTTGCAATGTGGCAGGGGGAGCAATCCCCCTGTTACTTCAACCTTTTGTCTAATCTCTCGCTTCAATCTTTTGCTCTTGAAACTGATTCAGAATTTAGGTTTTATGATGCAGAATCTACTTGCCTTTGCTAGAGCATTAGAGTATAATAAACTTGTGCCATTATATGGCCGCTGCGCGAAAGGCGGTTTAGGTAAAAAATCTTTTTTACTTTGTGCGGGGCGGACCCTCATACCCTAGAACTTTTTTCCACCTTTTTCGTACATACCTTTGGCCTCCGGCCAAAGACTAAATAAAGGAAACAAAATGCCAAACTTAACATCTAACGACTGCTGCGAAGCGACAGAAAACGAACCTACAGAAAACGAACCTAACTCATGCTAAAATCTTAAACTTTACCCAAGGAGTATTTGCGATGATAATGACGATTGCACGGCCCGAAGGGCCGAAATTCGAGACCCAAAAAGTTCAGGCCATTCTTGACTCTGTTAAGACCTCGAACTTTCTCGGTCATTATCAACACAAATTGCGCGCCCAAAACTTTGCTCCGCAAAGTTATCGCGATTCTGTTGACGACAATGGTCAACTAACTGTGACAGTCGAACTCGAAGACTAATCCACGGCCCGGAGGCCGAAAAATGTCAAACACTAACGACTTCACGGCCCGGAGGGCCGAAAAATGCCATCTGACGATTTCGACTTCTCATCCCTTCTACCCAAACGCGGGAGCTTCAAAACTCTCGCGTTTAGTGTGATTCGCGAACTAACGCCCGAAGACATACTCCGCGTGGGCTCTGGCTCACTCCTAGCCCACAGGCCACTACAGCAAATTCGTGCAATCCATCACCGCCTTGCCCAACTAATTTCACAAGGCTTCACTCACGCCGAAGTCGCACAAATGGCCGGCTCGTCCACAGCCCGTATCGCCAAACTCGTCGCAGACCCGACTTTCCAAGAACTCATCTCCTACTACTCCGACCAAATCGCCGAACATCAAATCGAAGACGGCCAGCGCATCCAAGAAAAACTAAAAACCGCAGCCGAAACGGCACTTGACGAACTAACCGACAGACTCGAAGACGACGAAAAGCGCGCAGCAATGCCACTTTCCGAACTCCGCAAAATAGTCGAATTAGGTGCAGACCGCACAGTCGCTCCACCAAGACAAAGCATCCAACTAACTCAACAACCAACTGCCATAACCCTAAACATCGGAACTCCCCGCTTTCAGCCGCCGCAGGCGGCGGCTCTCAAAACCATCAACCACGAAGAACCAACTCCCAAAGAATCCGAAAAACCCGAAAAATCCACAGAATCCGAAAATCCACCTTCCAATCCCTAATGCCAATCCTTTACCTCTATCTCCAATACCTCAAATGCAAGAACCTTCTCAAAACCCTCATGGCCAAATCCCTCACCGCGAAGCGGCGCAAAACCTATCGCCAGACTACCTGGAGAAGACGTAAAGTGCGAATAACTTCCGCAAAAGCAGTTCCACAACCAATCTTCGCCCGAAACAACAAACCCAATAACCAACTAAAAGCCCAAGGACTTCGCTACGAGAAAAAAGTCCTCGAATCCCTCTCCGCATCAGCCCTTCACGACAGTTACGAAATCTACCACAATCCCTGGTTCTACTACAACGACGAATTCTTCTGTTCCCCCGATTTCATCCTCTGGCCAACGGAGCCGGAGGCTCCGTTAATCATCATCGAATGTAAACTCAAATACACCCTCGACGGAACAAACAAACTCCAAAATCTCTACATCCCCGTCATCCGCAAAGCCTACAACCTCACCACCGATCCTATCGGCATAGTAATCGCCAAATCCCTTACCCCCGAAGTAAAAAAGACCATCGCGAAAATCCGCGATGCAAAACCCCTCGAAAACAATATCCTCCTTTGGCTTGGCCATACAAAACTAACAACCTAACCAGGAGACAATTCATGGAGGAATTAATGACAATCGCCCCCATCGCGCAGCGGCCGCCGCCCATAGTGCAGCCCGAAGAAATCGACTCCTGGCTAAAATGGGCAGGAGAAAAACTTCTCTCACTACCACTTCCGCGCCCCGGACCCTCCGCGCCCGGCGTTTGTTGGCCCAACTTTCCCGCCGACGCCTCTATCGCCTACGGCTACAGTGACATCAAACTGCGGCCCGTGCCGCCCCTCAAAGACGAAATCAAATTCATCGACGAAATCCTCAACCTAATCCTTCTAATACCCTCAATCCAAATCCGGCGCATCATGCACGCCAGAAGCTTAATTGCACCAAACTCAGGCCGACAACTCTACTCTTTTTCCCGCATCGGAAAACTCCTTTCCCTGGACCGCAAAACTATCGCCTCTCTCCACCGGCAGGGCCTGCGCCAGATCGCCCTAAACCTCGACCCAGAGCGCGCCCAAAAAATCAAGTCTTTTGTGGAACTTCACACCAAGTCCTGAAGTAACAACTGCGCGAAAGCCCGCGGCGCGGGGGAATTTTTCCCTGTGTCTGTGGTGGGCGAGGCGCGCTGGATAGCGCGCCGACAGCCAATTGAAAGAAATCTCTGTTATGTCAGAAGAACAAAAAAGATATGGAGTAATCTACTCCGATCCGCCCTGGCATTTTAAAGTTTATGACGATGAAACTGGCTCTGATCGTGGAGCAATTGCGCATTACGACACAATGAGTTTTGAACAGATTGCAGCAATACCAGTAACCAATTGGGCAGCAGAAGACTGTGTATTGTTTCTTTGGGCAACAGATCCGCTTTTGCCTAAAGCCTTAGAATTAATTTCTCTCTGGGGCTTTGAGTACAAAACTGTTGGTTTCTATTGGGCAAAAACAAACAAAGATGAAAAAACTTTCTTCACCGGCATGGGCTACTGGACAAGAGCTAATCCTGAACAATGTCTTTTAGCTACGCGTGGAAAGCCTAAACGTCTCAATGCAGATGTGCAAAGACTTATCGTCGCCCCGCGAAGGGAACATTCGCGAAAACCAGATGAAGTCCGATCGGCAATAGAACGCCTAGTCCCCGGCCCGTATCTGGAAATGTTTGCTCGTGAAACTAAACCCGGCTGGGATGTGTTTGGTAATCAGACTCAACTCTTTACTGAAGCTCTGCGAGCACCGCTAAAAACCAAAAGAACGCAAAATGGCAAAAAACTTCTAAATCTTGATGATTTGGATTTGTGAGTAAGGCTGGATTCGCTAGCAAGGTATGTCTCTTAACTAAAAATCTTTTGCCCACCACATATTCCCCTTGCCAATTGCCCAACCTACAAGATATACCATCCTTATCCTTAGCGAGTCCTCCGGGTGGCTTGGGTGTGTTTTCCTGATAGGGTTTTCCTACTTTAGTGCAGCTATTCAATTAGCTGCACTTTTTTTATACCTACAGGATTAAAAATAAAAAAGTTTTTACAAACCCTGTTTAAAGGATATTAACTTTGATTGAGCCGATAGTGATTCCAGTTCCTGTAAGTGAAGTTTACTGCAAGAAAATTTTTGAGGTAAATACTATTGAAGATGCAAAAGCAATAATTCTAACCGCGGAGCGAGGCGCTACTACTGATGAAAGATGGGAAGCGGAAACGCCCTATCTTTTGGAATTGATTGCAGAAAGCTGCGCTATAACGGAAAATTCTACCGTTTTGGATTTTGGCTGCGGCATTGGCCGCATCGCTAAAGCATTGATCCAAAAGTTTAATTGCAAAGTCGTCGGCGTTGACAATAGCCATATGACGAAGTTGGCGGTTGAGTATGTAGACTCCCCCAATTTTTCTGTAATGACTTCGGAAGAATTTCAACCTGAATCATTTAAATTCGATTTTGCTGTCGCAGTTTGGGTTTTGCAACATTGTTTGGACCCAATTCTAGAAGTCAATAAGATTAAACGATCTTTGAAATCTAAAGGCCGTTTATTCGTAGCTAACAACAAATTTCGTTGTATCCCGATAATTTATAAAGATAAATTTATTTGGTCGGGTGACAACTTGGATATTCATAAGCTGTTAAATGGCAACTTCAATATAATAGTAAAAAATGGCGTATTAGATCCTGCATCTTTAGCTCAAGATGCTACCGAATATGCTTTTTATTCAGTCCATGAAAAACTCTAGTTGAAAGCTCAATTCTTGTCTCATGGCTGAATTTACCCGTCCACAACTTTATCCAAAGCAAGAGGCGGCGCTATTCTCAGGCAAACGCTTTAGTTTTATCGAGGCATCGTCCAAATCGGGCAAAACCGTCGGCGCTATTGTTTGGATTGTTGAGCAGGCTCTAAAGGGCAAACCAAATTACAATTATTGGTGGGTTGCTCCGATCTTCGGCCAAGCTGATATTGCATTTCGTCGCCTGAAGGCGTATTTAACGCCTGGTTCGTTTTCTTCAAACGAACAGAAGATGACCATAAATCTCCTAAATGGAACAGTGATATGGTTTAAATCAGGCGACAACCCTGACAGCCTATACGGTGAAGACGTTTACGGCGCTGTTATTGACGAAGCAAGCCGCGTTAAAGAAGAAGCGTGGCACGCTATTCGTTCAACGCTTTCCGCCACCCTTGGCGGCGGTTTGATAATCGGTAACGTTAAGGGCAAAAATTCCTGGTACTATCGCCTTTCGCGCAAAGCGCAAGAAGAAACTAACAATCCCGACAGCGAATATCACTACGCAAAACTGACGATTTATGATGCCGTTGAAGGCGGTGTTATCGCGCAGAGCGAGGTGAAATCGCTTCAAGAATCGCTTCCAGAAGCAGTCTTCAATGAACTGTATTTGGCCGAACCGTCAGATGATTACGGTAATCCTTTTGGCGAAAGTCACATCCGAGCCTGTGTTCAGGGTTTGAGTTCTAAGCCGCCAGTCGTTTTCGGTATCGACGTTGCCAGAAAGAAAGACTTCTTTGTCGTCATCGGCCTAGATGAAGACGGTAAAGTTTGCTTCTTTGACCGCTGGAAAGGGCGGACCTGGAAACAGAGCGAAAAGATTACCAAACAAATCGTTGGCGATGTTACTCCCGCCTTAGTCGATGCCACCGGCATCGGCGACCGAGTTCTGGAAGAACTCCAGGACAATGGTTTCGACAACTTCGAGGGCTTTATTTTATCGCCGCAGTCGAAGCAAAAGCTTATGGAATCGCTTGCGATTTCAATTCAAGCCCATGAACTTGGTTTTCCTGAAGGGCCTATCGTTGATGAACTTTGCAATTTCGTATACGAAGTTACCCGCACTGGCATTAAATACGAAGCACCCGAAGGACTCCACGACGACACGGTTACTGCGTTGGCTTTGGCCAATCAGAAATATCAAGAAATTAAAGCCTCTTTCAGCAAAGCAAGCTACGCTTCACGTACAGCAGTCAATAAGTGCGTGGTGTCAAGTCGTGAGAAACTCGAACCAAGTGCTCTCATACGCTACAGTGCCTATTTCGCAGTACCCGGTTCAACTTCAGATCGGCCAAGCTTCGCTATCGCACACCTTGCAAGCGATGGAACAGCAATTCTCGACTACATCGAAGAGTTTTCTGCAAACCAAAGCCTGACTCAAGTAATCGAATCAATTTCCAAAACCCTCAATCGCTATGCGATAGCTCGCATCGAAGGCGATCACTTTACAGGCGATTGGCCTAAGGAATATTTCTCAAAAGTCGGCATAATTTACGAACCGACTAAATTCACTCTTCCCGAGATTTATCGCGATTTTATGCCCATTCTGGCCGCCGGTGAAGTCGAACTTCTGGACAATCCTCGGCTGCTAATGCAACTGAACACACTTGAACGTTCAGTCACTAAAGTCGGACGTGATTCCGTCAACGCTACTGGTAATGACAATCTCGCCCGTTCGGTTGCAGGGCTAATCGTTACAGCTTCTCGTGGCGTCTGGGCAACGTGGCAAAAACTAGCCTCTCGTGCAGAAATGGAAAAGAACAAACAGCAAATTACAGCGCAAGAACGACGCGCCGCGATAGCGGTGCAAAAAGAACTTATTGCCGCAGCTAAAGCAGCACAGCCAATTCGCAAAATCCAGGGCAAAGAAATCCCCGGACCAGCGGATGAAGCAATATTTTTGCCTCTGCCTTCTGTTGTTCATTTTCCTGATGCAACTTTGCCTAGACTTCTAACTCCTGGTCGTTGGTTGGTCCCGAAAGGGACCAAGGCTTTAAACCCTCATATCTAGGATTTGTTCTGTGGCCGACAAACACATCCACATTCATCTGACAGTAGATGCTTCAGAGTCTGCAAAAGAAGCTGCTGCGGTTTTGGGCCATTTCGGTGGAATGGCCCGCGCTGCTGTTCTGGCTCCAGGCCGTAGGCATCAAATTGCATCTAAAGCTGCCAAAATCCGTTGGCGCAGAAAGAAACCTTTAGAAGGCAAAAGTGTCGAACCGAGCAACAAATGACAACGCGCAGCCGCATAGCGGCCTTACTCTCGCTTTTGGCTTTAGCCTGTTGTGCTAAAACTCCTGCACCTGCACCTGCCCTACGGGCAGGTTCTAGTTTCTCTGCTACCTATGCCGGCGATTCCTTTGTCCTCCCAACGACTATAAACTCAGTTCCCGAAACCTTCATCGTAGACACAGGTGCAACTTTTATCTCGCTTCCTGAAAATGATCTGAAGAAACTCCATCTCACTGCTAACGGCGAGACAGCACTTGCAACAACTGCCAATGGCAGTTTCCAGGAAATGACCTTTCTGACAATTCCTGAACTAAAAATTGGTGACTGTACTTTGCACAATGTTACCGCTGAAGCAAGCTCCCAAAACATGGCGCTGTTTGGCCTTTCCGGCTTTGACCACATAACCATGACAGTACATGGTAATCAGATGAGTTTTGCTTGTGACCAATAAAGACCGTCCTGATGATATGCCACCGAATCCGTATCTCACCTACGCATATAATGGCAGCGAATACACAGTTTTCAAAGACGGTGAACCAGTCCTTCCTGGACAGCTCAAGCCAGATCAAGAATATCTTTTAACCATCAACAATGGAATTTGTTCCATTGAAGAAGTGAAAACAGTTAATGGCCGACCGAGATAAACCCAGATATCGAGTTTCTGCTGGCAGCGACGGGAAACGTTCCCGCGCTCAAGGCACAGAAACGAGATTAAGCGAAAAGTTTACTGGCGATACGTTCCAAAACTTTTCCCTAAATTTGGGCCTTGGGACAAACAACGCGCTTAGTGACTCGACCTACGGGTTTCTTCCTGTCACTCGTGACAGAACTCTGCTGGAATGGATTCATCGCGGTTCTTGGATCGTTGGTGTTGCAATTGACGCAATTGCCGATGACATGACTAAAATGGGCATTACCATCACCAGCGAAATGCCCCCTGGCGCAATTAAGAAACTCGAAACTGCTGCAATTAAATGGGGAGTTTGGCCCGCTATCAACGATACAATTCGTTGGGGCCGCCTATACGGCGGGGCTTTAGCCGCGCTAATGATTGACGGGCAAGACCCGCGAAACCCTCTCGATATTTCTCGCATTGGCCTGGGTGCATTTCGTGGCCTTATGGTCTACGATCGCTGGATGGTTGAACCTGATCTCAATCATATGGTCCGCGGCGTTGGTGACGATTCTCAAGTTCCGGCCAGTTACTGGGTTATCGCATCAGGTACTGGTGTAACTTTCGAGGGTATGCGCATCCATCACACCCGAGTTTTACGCCATGAAGGCGTCCGACTTCCCTACTGGCAAAGGGTTATGGAAAATATGTGGGGCATTTCCGTAGTGGAAAGGCTCTATGATCGACTTATCGCCTTCGATTCTGCGACTAATGGCGCAGCACAACTCGTCTACAAATCCTACATCCGGACTTTAAAAATCAGCAAACTCCGTGAAATTATCGCCACGGGTGGGATGCAGGTAAACCAGCTTCAACAGTATGTCGAAATGATGCGCCGGTATCAAGGCATTGAAGGAATAACCTTAATTGACTCAGAAGACGATTTCGCGGCACAAGTTTCCGCAGGTACTTCCTTCTCCGGTATCGCTGATGCTCTTATTCACTTTGGTCAGCAAATCTCCGGTGCGCTGCAAATTCCGCTGGTTAGACTCTTTGGACAATCTCCTGCCGGTCTTAATTCAACCGGCGAATCTGACATGCGGAACTATTACGACGGAATAAGACAACGCCAAGAGCGCGAACTTCGGCCAATGATTACGACCATCTACCGCGCGATGGCCAAATCCGAAGGAATAGAATTACCCGAAGACTTTAATTTCGTCTTCAATCCTTTGTGGCAACTTTCGGAAACAGAGCGTGCCACCGCCGGGGCGCAAGTTACTGCCGCCGTTCTTTCAGCATGGGAATCTGGCCTAGTTCCAGACGCGCTCGCGCTCAAAGAACTAAAACAGGCTTCTATCGTCAACGGCCTCTGGACAAATATCACCGAGGCCGATATTCAACAAGCAAGACTAACTTTTGCGAAGCGCAAACTACAACAACAAGCAGACCCAACTCCGGCCCCACCGGGGCCGGGTGGTTCAAGTCTGGCATCCGAGTCTGGCGTCAAACCTGGGAACTTTAATGCTTCTGGAAATGTTACACCGCCTAAAACTCCAGAAGAAAATATCCCTGACACTAGCGAAGAATTGGATTCAGCAAGTAATCCTGAACCGCCCGGTGGGTGCAATCTGTATGAGGTAATTAATTCGCCTAAAGGAATAATGAATCCAAATTCTACGCCCTCTTTAACGGAGGCAGTAGATGACATTGCAAACGCAATCAACGGAATCAACTCCCAGCACTATATCGAGTTCGCGGGTATTCCCATCGCACTGGAAAACTTTGTGGGAGAGATTCGGTTTCCCGACTTCCCGCCGCTTGCCGCAGACTACGGCTATATCCAAAATAGCCGCTCGGCGGAAGGATTTGGTGAAGGATTAGATTGTTTCGTCGGACCTTACGCTGATTCGCAGAGAGTTTGGATTGTGAATCAGGGCAAGCTTAATTCCGCCGGAGCAGACGCAAGCACTTTCGATGAGCATAAGATATTGTTTGGATTTAAGGATGCAAATTCTGCTGTCCAGGCGTATCAAGCATCTTATCCAAATGGTGGCAACATTCTTTCGGTACGTGAAACAGATATTCCAGGGGTCAAGCGTTGGCTTGAAATTGGCAATGTCTACAAACCAGCATGAACCGGGCCGAAGGCCCGATGATCCACTTGTCAAAACAGTAAAGCAGCTTAAGTCTGATTGCACGTTTATTTGTTCAACTATCCGAAGATATTCGGATGCAGACTTCGCAAGAATGGTTGATGGTCAATTGCCGCTCTGCAAAATTTGTGGAAAAGCCTTTCTTCCACGTAAAGATGAAGTTCACTGCGGTTCTTGTTTAGAAGATATGGGTTAACTTCGCGGCCTGGGGGGAATTTTTCCCTGTGTCTGTGTAGGTGCGGAAACCGAACGGCCCCTAAAGGGGCCGAGAGGTCCGCGCCGTCCATTGTCAGTTACTAGAGAGAACAGAAGTTGGACTGTCCAGCAAATTGTAAACTAATTCCTTTATCTAATAATAAAGATTTTGCCATTGTTGATGAAAAACATTATGAAAGAGTAGTTAAAGCTGGACCTTGGCACTTAACTACTAGCGGAAGTTGCACTTATGCAACTAATAGTATTCCTACCGGTAGGCGTGAGTGGAAGAAGAGTGGTGGTTACAAGGGTTGGCATTTAGAATATAAAATGACACATCTACATGCTTTTATTATGGGTAAAAGCAAAAATCTGATTGACCATATTAATTGTAATGGATTAGACTGCCGTGAAGAAAACTTACGTTTAACAACAAAATCTGGAAATAATTTAAATAAAATAAATGTACCTCGTAATAACACTTCAGGTCATATTGGAGTTTCTTGGAGTTGTGAGAAAAATAAATGGCATGCTTATATACAGTATAATTATAAATTGCACCATCTTGGCTATTATTCTTCTTTAGAGGAAGCTATTTCTGCCCGTAAACAAAAACAAGAAGAATTTATACAATTAGAAATCGAAAAAACACACAAAGAGAAAAGTGCAGCTTGAGATATGGATTACAATAAAGTATCTTATCCAGTTTTTGCAATGTCTCCGCCATTCTATTTGGACACGGGCGAAGCGAACAATGCTTTCATGCAGGAATTGTCACCTGCTGAAAGAAAAATTGATCGAAACAAAGCTCTAGTCCAGTTTTTGCAGATTTATAACTTTCTCTCTTCTGTTGGTTTGGTTTATCTCGTTCCTTCTTATCCTGGGCTTCAAGATCAACCGTTTGTAGCAAATCTTGGTGTTGTTCTTCCGCATTTAAAAGATTATACGGTTGTTGTAAGCACCTTTCGGTCCCCTCCGCGCCGCGGCGAAACATTACCTGGGTTTGCATTTCTTAAGATGTTGGGTGTTGAAAATGTAGTAGATATTTGTCCTAAATACTTTGAAGGTGAGGCAGATGCTAAGTATTTGAGGGATAATATTTATATCATGTCTTATGGCATGAGAACAACTTCTGCAGCGATTAAATGGTTTGCTGATACCTATGATATGAATATTATCCCGATAAGACTGAAAAATCCAGAAGCCTATCATCTGGATTGTTTGATTTTTCCACTGACGAGGGAAAAGATTGTTGTTGCAACTTCAGAAATCGATTCTCACGAGATTAAAGCACTGGAAAAAGTTGCTGAAATCATTGCCGCGCCCAAAGAAATTATGGTGGCCGGAGCTACTAATTGTGTCCGGGTTAGGCGTCTTGTTTTGGTCGGCTCTGATATTAGGCAGTTAAGCGCAAAAGATGCAGATTATGCGGTTCAAAGGCAGTTGGTAGATTTTGTTGAAAAGACTGCGGCTGATAATTCGATGGAAAGTGTTGTTTTTAACATTTCTGAGTTTGGAAAATCAGGTGCGGCGCTAAGTTGTTTGGTAATGCATCTGAATTATTTTGATTTTCAGCCAGGAAGGTCGGAAAGTGGCTGAGGAACTGAAGATTTGGACAAAAAGAGCGAAAGCAGAGTTTGATTCGGTGCCTGAACGGCAAATGTCGGAGGAAAAGTTTTTCCGCGATCCGTATCGGGCACGGATTATGGACCATAAAGTAGTTTATTCGGCTGCTGATGGTGTGCTTTTGTATATTGACCGAATTTCAGCTTCGGGAGTCATTGGAATTAAAGGAAAATATCATAAACTTTCAGATATTGTCCAAGAAGAATTGACGGAGAAGGATTATTGGGTCGCTGGCGTGTTTATGACGTATTACGACCCGCATGTAAATCGGATGCCGACAGAAGGATTGATAAATTTTCGTCCTTTTCCGCCGATTTTGACGTATAATCAGCCAATGTTGGCGACTGAAAACGAATTGATGAAGGATTTAGTGAATTTCAACTATTCGGGCTATGAGATTTACAATGCCCGGATGGTAAATAAGATTTATTGCCCAGTTAAAGAGGTTAATTATTATATTGTTCAGATTGCAGACGATGAAGTGAATACGATTACACCGTTTTCAGTTCGGCAGAATGATTTTTTCCCTCAAAATGCTCGATTTTCAGCGATTCGCTGGGGTAGTCAAGTTGATTTGATTATTCCAGGACAATATGTGAAGCCCCTTTTAAGGGCTGGAGTGCATGTTCAGGCTGGTGTTGATGCACTGTTTGAGGTATTAATCTGATGTATCCGTCATGTCCTTTAACTTTTATACAGCGGTTGCAACAGAGAACAGTGTCGATTTTGCCTAAAACTGGCGGTCGGCAAGTTATTTCGATGCAACAGGCACCAAGAACAACGCCACAGACTTCGGGAGTGAACAGAAATTCTTTTGGTGGAACGATTCCACTGCCATTTTTGCCAGGCTCAAGGCAGACTATTCCTGGCCTGCCTATTGCGACGCCGCAAAATGGGCCTATAGTTGACTACAATGTAACTGAGCAATAACTTGGCAGCGACTCGGTGATGATAAAGTTTGCTGAAACAAATATTCCTAATATTTCTGCAGTTGCTCCATATGAGTTTCTTCTCACAGGTGATGGCCATAGCCGATCTGTAGATATAGATTTGACGAAGTGGATTCATTTGCAGGAGAGAATCGCGAAACGAGAGGTGAAATGTTTCAGACTTGGCTATGTTACCAGCCATCCTTATGATATTAAGTTCAGATCGAATATTTTAACTATGTCTTGGCTTGATTCATTAGGTAATGGCGTGGTTTATCCTTACGAGGTCATTCCAATTTTTTGATTTAAAACAGTAAAGGAATTAGACTATGAAGAATTTTCTGAAAACTACTGTTGCAGGTGCTATTTTGGCTCTTGCAATGGGCTGTGCGGCTTTTGCTGCGCCTCCGGCTTTGGGTTCGCCACAACAGAATTTTGGTATTCAGGCAGTTGGTCCTGGCTTGACTGATAGCCATTTGACTTCTGCTGCAACGACTAATTCAACTCTTGTTGCTGCTGGTCAGCATACGATGTTTGGTTTTGTGGTGAATAATACCACAGGCACAGCATATTATTTGCACTTTTACAATTCAGCAACAGCGCCGACTTGCACTGGGACAACGAATATTCAGTTCACCTACAAGATTCCGGTTTCTACAACGACTGTTGTTGCTGTAAACCAGGGAATGTTTGGTGAAAGCTTTCCTGCAGGATTGAGCTATTGCTTGACTGGTGCAGCCGCTGACGGTGATAATACTAATGCCGCAACTGGCGTTATCCTCGACGTGCTGTATAAGTAAGAGGATTTGAAATATGAAAAAGATTCTTAAATTTGGGGTTGCTGCTACAGCTTTAGCAGTAACTTGCGCTGGTTCGGCAATGGCCGCGCCGCCAGTTCTGGGTTCGCCGCAACAGAACTTTGGTATTGTTCCGGCTGGTCAGGGTATGTTGGATGACCATTATGCCAGCACAACTACAACTAATTCTCATTTGGTTGGTGCAGCCGGTCAACGCACATTGTTTGGTGTTCAGGTCAACAATACTGTTGCAACGCTGGAGTATTTACATTTCTACAACGGCACTGCGGCGCCGACTTGCAGTGCAACGACGAATCTTGAACTTTCGATTACCATTCCGACTTCGACAATTACTTATTTCCCGATTAATAATGGCGATTTCGGTGAGAAGTTCCCTCTCGGAATGGGTTATTGTTTGACTCATGGTGGCGCTGATGGTGATACTAGCACCGCAGTGGCTGGTGTTTATGTGGATGTGTTTTATAAGTAATTCCTTTTCAGGATAACTCCCATGGAAAAACATATTCATTTGCATCTTTATATAGGTGGTGGGGTGAAAGCCCCACCTGCCAAAGATGCAGTAGTTGCAACACCTGTGGTGAAAAGTCCAACGGCAGTTAAGCCGGTGGTGCCAAAAGTTCAACCAGTTCAGCCTATGGTTTCGCAGCCACAAGAACATGATTGCTCTTGCGGTGGTAAGCCTCGGATGCCGGTTTCAAGATAATGCCACACCGTCATATTCACTTACATACTTATGGTTCGGGAGGGACTCGAGCCTTGTCTGGCCATGATGAGTTTGATCCAAATGAACCACGAAATGCAGTTGGTGAATGGACAACCGGGGGCAATGTCTCTAAGTCTAAGCCAATTGCAAATCCAGCAGCTTCTCCAGCGGTTAGTGAAAAACCTGACCCCGGCCCGAAGCAAGAAGCTAGAATGGAAAGACTTAGGGCAGTAGGTCGACGTTTTGATGAAATGTGGGAAACGCTGGAAAATCCACGGCGCTATGCGTTAGTGGCGCAGAATTTAGTAAAACAGATTAGAACTTTGCGCGAAGCAGCAAAGAAAGGCGAAGATATTGCAATTGAGTTGCGGCGGTTGAAACCAATTACTGAAACATCTACCGACGTGACTAAGTTGGCGAATTTGTATCTGACTCTTGCGAAAGAGGCTTATATCAAGGGTTATGGTTCGAGTTATCACGATTCGGCTTTGCAATACGCCATTACGATGAAATTTCTTTCTTTGAGAAAATAGGATTTATCTGATGCGTTTCTTTTTTACAGAACAGCTTTCAGATAAGCTTCTCCGAACCCCGGAGGGGTTCTTAATCTGTAAGGATGTTATTATTGCCAGGACTGGCGAGCAGCTTTATACGTCGCAGGAAATGCCGTTAGAGCCAGATGGCAACGGATTTGTTCATGTTATTCGCCCACCGGAGGAAGTCTTTAAACCAGAGTCTATTGCATCTTTTGCTGGCAAGCCTTTTGTAATTGAACATCCTTCGGTTAATGGTGAAATTGTAGATGTTACGCCGGAAAATTGGCGTGATGTAGCTGTGGGTACAGTGCTTTCACCCCGGCGTGGTGGGGGGATTCTTGATGATATTTTGATGGCAGATATTTTAGTTACAGATGAATTGGCAATCGAAGAAATTTTAAGCAACCGCAAACGTGAAGTCTCTTGCGGCTACGATGCTGATTATGTGCAGATCGGCCCCGGCCAAGCTAAACAAGTCAACATCATTGGAAACCATGTTGCTTTAGTTCAAAGTGGCCGTTGCGGTCCAAAATGCAGAATATATGATAGCAAACCAAAGGAGATTAAAGCGATGACGACTGAATCTGAAACCACTACCGAAGTGAAGCCGACAAATTGGATTGCGGATTTTATTGGTCGTGCGTTTAAGGCAAGGGATGCTAATGAACTGGCTTCTCTTACAAAAGAAGCCGAAGAAAAAGTTGCCTCTACGGCTCCTGAATCTGGTGGCGATCACACTCATATTCATTTACATCCCCATTCAGCGGGCGGAGACAATACTATGCAAAGTCCTACACCAGCACCAGCACTTCCGGCAGCAGGAGCAACTGAACCTGCGTTGGGCGACGGCGGCATGAAGAAAGTCCAGGATGACGTTGCTATGCTTCAACAGCAACATGGCCAATTGGCCCAAAAGCTGGATATGATTTGCGAAGCATTGGGAATTGGTGAAGGTGGCGGTGAAGGCGAACCGGCATCTGGTGGTGAAGAAGAAGAACCGTCTGGCTTTGGTGATGAAGCAAATCTGGAACGCCGGGAGCCGCATTTTAATCATCCGCCGAATAAAGGCATCTACGAAGGCGGTGATTATTCCGAAGGCAACGGGATTGAAATGGACCATCCCGGCGAAACCAATACCAAAAACAAATCCGTTCCTCGTGGATTTGGTGCAGAAGCTCCTGTTGGTTCTTCCGGTGCTGAATTTGCAGGAACTACTGGCGATCGTCGTCGTAAAGCCGGTGATACAATGGCCCGCCTGCATGAACAGTGGCAGGATATGATTGCTGATGCAGAGATTATTATTCCTGGTGTTCGTATTCCGACGGTGGATTCGAAGCATCCGGTTAATGTCATTAATACCATGTGCGGTTTTCGTCGCCGGGTACTGAATCATGTTTCGCAGGATATGGAACAAGGCGCTGATCTTCACAATCTGACTCGCGGCGCCGATCTTCGCCGGATGACCTGCGATTCTGTCACAACTACTTTCCGTGCTCTTGCGGGGATGTATCGTGACCGCAATAATCAGGCCGCGTTCACTGTGTCTAATGTCGGTTCGCCGGCTGGCGCGATTGCTGTTGGTTCGATTGGTGATTTGAGCCGTAAACTTCGTGAACAGTCTGAAGCAATTTGGGGTACTGGTGGTTCTACTCGCTAATAGTTGAAAATATTTCAAAGGAGATTTTAAAATGGTCGCGTTTACTTATCGTATGGGTGCCGGATTTGCTGGTGATGTGAATCGTACGCATCCTGCTAGTATTGAACCGAATATCAATGATGCAACAAACCCAATTCTGTTCCCTGGGCAGGCTGGTGTTTATACTACATCTGGCACTTTCCGTCAGATTATTGCATCTGACTCAGCGCTTACGGCAATCAATGGCGTTGCTGTTCGTCAGTTTCCGACACAAGCAACTGGGCCTTCGGTTTCTACTGAAAACTGGGGTGAAGCTGATTTCAGCACTGGCTATACAGGTGGTATTTCGCCTGCAAACTGCCTCGACGTGCTGAAGTCTGGTTATATCATGGTCCCTGTTAATGGTACACCAGCTAAAGGTGGTGCTGTGTATGTTTACTATGGCACGACTTCTTCTCCGCACTATCAGGGTGGATTTGAAGCTGCTTCTGGTGCAAACATCCTTGGTATTACCACTAATGGCCAGACCTACTACAACTCAGCACCGGATGCTTATGGCATTTGCGAACTGGCATTTAACGTCTAATCTATTTCATAAATTTATAGGAGTTCTGAGATGCTCACGTTTGATGGCAAGGAATATAGTCACGACGCCAAAGGTAATATGCGTGGGAAGCAACTTCCCATTCGTATTAAGATGGCGGACGGAAAGGTCGCTGACTCAACAGGCGCTTTCTTGGTTGGCGAGCTTGAACGCCTCGACCTGCGCCTGCATGAGCCACTTGCAGCCGTAACTTGGGGGCGTGACGTTGATCTTCGTGAAGATGTGACAATCGCAAACGAAGTTTCGAGCTTCACGCTCTCGACCTATGGTTCTGCTTCTGGTCCGGGTGTTGGCCAAAGTATTGGCAACGGCAAAGCCTGGGTTGGTAAAGACACAACTCAGATTACTGGCATTAGTGTTGACATTGCCAAAATTCCCCACGCTCTGCGTCCCTGGAGCATGGAACTGAAGTATACGATTCTGGAACTGGAATCGGCAGCACTTGTTGGTCGTCCAATTGACCAGCAGAAGTTTTTCGGTATGCAACTGAAGCACCAGATGGATATCGACGAAATGGTGTATTACGGAGATACGACTTTCTCCGAATACGGCATGGTTAACTACAACAATGCCTCGGCTAATCTTGGTCAGGTTTCTAACGTTGCAAACGTTGCAGTCGGTGCAAGCAATGCAACTCAGTGGGTAAACAAAACCCCGCCGGAAATTCTGAACGACGTTAACGAAATTCTGAATAACGTCTGGGCAGCTTCTGGTTGGTCTTTCCCACCGAATCGGCTGTTGCTGCCACCGGCACAATACTCCTACATCTCTACGCAGATTGTTTCTAATGCTGGTAACGTGTCGATCCTGCGTTATCTTCTGGAGAATAATCTGTTGACTTCTTCTGGCGTTGCGAAGCTGAAAATCTTCCCGCTGAAGTGGTGCCAGGGTGCAGGTGTTGGCGGTACGATTGGCCAGACTGGTACTGTCGATCGTATGGTTGCATATACCAAAGACCCGGAACGTATTCGTTATCCGATGACTCTGATGCAACGCACTCCTATTCAGTATGATGGGATTTATCATAAGAGCACTTATTTCTGCCGTCTCGGCGTGCTTGAAGTGGTTTACCCTGAAACTGTGGGCTATCGTGACGGAATCTAAAGTCTATGATTGACGACGAGAATGATCCGGCTCTGTGCGCAGAGCTTATAGGATTAACTGAGGGTCTAACTTCGTGGCTTGGTGAAGAGTTAGACCCTGAATCTGTGCAATTGCTCTTTGATTATGTTGAAGAGCATCGCCGTAATGCAAGAATGAAGGGAATAGATTTTCCTGCATTAACTGCATTGGTTATTCCTCGCTTAGGCTGGATCAAACTTGTGCGTAAAGACTTGACTGAAATGAATATTCGAAGAGCAGTTATGGCTATGCTCAGAGAATGTCCATCAATAAACATTGTCGAAGCATCACGGGCAATCAAAAAAGCGTGGCCAACAGTTGGGCTTTCAACTATTATTGACGAAGCAGAATTCAAAATCGACGAAAAAATTGAAGGATTAGGTCGTGGCTAAATTTGATTTCAAGTACAAAGTCAGGATGCAATTCAAGCCGGGAGTGTATGTGCAGTTTTATCCTGGAGTTTGTGAAGTTCCAGATGAACATGCAGATCATCCCTATTTGCTGAAAGTTGCAGTAAAAGTTGTAGAGCCTGAGCCTGCACCTGAGCCTGCTGCACCTGTAACCAAAACCAAAGGTTAAGGACAATTCCAATGCCGCTCAAAAAAGGTCATTCCCAAGAAACTATTTCTCATAATATTTCGGAAATGGTGAAGTCTGGCCATCCCCAGAAACAGGCTGTTGCAGCGGCATTAAATACAGCACGAGAAAGTGACGGTGATTCAATGAGTAAGGTTCCTGTCTATAATCCAAATGCAGGGTCTTTAAGCGATATTAATCGCCGCAATAGTGCTATGTGGGGCGATAAACAAGAATGGAGCCCTGGCAAAGAAGGTGTTCCATCTGGTCCAGAGGCGATGATGAGTCCGCTTAATATTGCATCACGCAGCGATGAGCCTTTCGAATCAATTATGCCTGCTGCTGAGATGCCGAATTTCACAAAGCCTTCGGCCTACAGCACGAAGGAAATGGGTTCTGGCCAAAACGTACATTCGTATGTAGAGCCGAAAGAACTTGATCCGCTTTCGCGTCCAAATATGGGCCTTGAACGCACAGAACACAGTAAGGCCGTTAGTGCCGCTGGCTATTCTAAACCAACAGTTCCTGCGCATCACCCGAAGGGCGAATCTTTGGCAAATGTTAATGCCAAAAATAGTTCTTATTGGGACCCTGACGCAAAATTCCAGGGTGAACCGACTGCCTTGCCCGCAGAATATCCAGCCGAAGGTCCAAAAGTTCAACCCGAATCTTATGGAAAAAATAACTAATGACCGTAGGATATGAAGATTTTGTTGCAGATTATCCTGAATTTCAGGATCAGGGACGATTCCCTGAATCTGCTGTGAGCTACTGGGTAGCCATTGGCTATTTGATGCTGACGCAGACTGCTTATGGAACTTCATTCTGGGATACAACACCTGGGACTTATACTCCGCCAGGGGCCAGTGGCCCCAGATCATTGCAAGATCACGGGATTGAACTTTTTATCGCGCATAATCTTGCACTTGAGGTTCAAGCAAGTGACGCATCATCAGTTAATGCTACTCCTGGCACTGTTGGCGGTACTATATCTGGTCGTACTGTAAATGGACTGACCATAAACTATGATCCAGCCTCTGGTTTAGAGAAAGATGCCGGTCATTGGGGTTTGACCATCTACGGCCGGAGATTTTTGCGCCTTGCAAGACTTGTTGGTGCAGTGCCACTTCAAATTGGTATCGGATGTGACCCAACTGGTGGAATGAATGGCCCTGGATGGGCTGGACCTCCACCGTGGTTGCCAGGAAGTCCCGGTTCTGGAATCTATTAATGAAAACTATCCGTTCCATTGTCGATAGTCGAGTCACTATCGACAATACAAAGATGGTTTACGACGCGATACAAGATTTGTGTGAATATGAAGTAAAAATTGGCTTTCCGAAAGAATATCGCAAACGGCATGTGATGGCGTCAGATGAATTGCGTCGTCATGGCGTGCATCTAGATAATCCACAAATTGCTTATATTATTGAGCATGGAGATACAAAACTAAACATTCCTCGCAGGCCATTTTTGGTCCCTGGTGTTGAATCGGTAATGCCGAAAATTATTCCACTTCTTGGTCCTGCAATTCGTGAAGTTTTGGCCAAAGGCATACCCAGAGACGCGCTTATAAACATGGGCCGTACTGCAAGAAACGGCGTTAGATGGTATATTCTCTTCGGAAATCATAAACCATTGCGTCCAGCGACTATCACTGCAAGAAAGCTTGCAGGAATAACTCTGACAATTCCGCTTATTGAAACCGGGAGACTTCGCAACGCGCTTTCGTTTATGATTGATAAAAATGGCAACCGCCTATACTTGAGTGCAAAACTTCACGAAGTGCTTCCGGCAGGTCCCAACACCCTCATGCGTAAAGTCGGCAAGAATCTAATTCCATAGAAAGAATTTGTTTTATGGCCGTTCCTTTGGACATGAAAGATGCACTGCTTGCGCCTGAGTTTCTGGATACATTTCAGGTTATTCGGCGCAAGCAGACCATAGATTCTAATGGCAGAGTACATTTGATAAATTCTTTGCCTATGCTGGTCAGAGGCGTTGTTCTGCCATTCACTCCCGATTCTCTGCGCCGTGAAGAGGATATGCAATACCAGTATAAAGCACTGGAAATTACAACACCCTTTATTCTGCGTGGACCATCTACTGTTGAAAACAGTCCTAACACTTATGCCCCAGATATTGTTATCTGGAACAACGATCAGTATTTGATTACAGCTCTTGATGATTATTCTAATTACAATCCTGGCTATGTAAAAGTCATCGCAGTTTCGATGGATTATGTAGATCAGGCGCCGCTTGGAATTAGTCCGTAATGTGTTTTATTGTGGAGTTTTATTATGAAAAGACCAATTATGTTGCATCACGCGGTTTGGCATGAGGAACTGGCGGAAATCCATATTGCTGATGCAAATGTGGGGCAGAGCCAGCATCATGCAGAGCAGGCAGAAAAACTTCAAGCTGAATCGGATAAAGCATTGGCCAATCGTAATCCACTGGAACGGCTCAAAGCGAGACCGTTGCTTGTAAAGTCGAAGCAACATGCGCTTCTAGCCTCGGCTCATAGCGGAAATTCTAATGCCAAAGAGTATGTATCTCATGCTCTAGCTGCGGCACAGATTCGTGCTCTTGCAGAAGATACAGACGTAAATCTTGCAGCACACAAAGCTTTCCACAAACTTCTGGCCTCTGGCAATCCAGCAGTAGTTTTGGCAGTTCAAAATCATCCTACGGCAAAGATTTTAGGCATCGTGTAATATGGCCAACACGCCAGTTGAAGCTGTAACTTCTGCACAGCCTGGGTTTCTTCCTCCAGGGCCTGGGCTGTTCAGGTTTCAGTTTGACGTTCCCGGTTATGGCCTCGATTTTGGTTATCAAGATGGTACTGTGCCTGCTGAGGGGCAAGACCTTGATAATTTTATCCAACAATTAGTTGCTGGAATTTGTCAATTATCTCCAAATTTCGTATTTCCTCGGTGGCAACCAGAGCCACCGATTTTGCCAGGTGCAACTACTAATTGGGCTTCTGTAGGTGTAACTGACCAGGAACTTCTTCATGGCTGGGCTGTTATTATGCACGATCCCGCTGATGGCGGGAGAGACGTAATGGAACAGTATGAAGAATTTACAGTTCTTTGCTCTTTCTATGGTCCAAATGCCGATCTCTACGATTCGCTTCTGAGAGACGGACTCCAGATTCCCCAGAATAGAGAAATTCTTCAACTCTATGCTATGGGTGTAGTTCAATTTTATTCGAAGACTGTAGTTCCTGAACTTATCAAAAATACATGGCTAAGAAGAGTCGATAGAGAAATTAAATTCACGCGTGCAGTATTGCGCCAATATCCAGTGCTGAATCTTCTTGGCGCTGCAATCAATGTTCAGGCTCAATCTCCAGGCGGAAATATTATTTCAAATACTGTGACAGTTACAGCTCCTGGACCATAAATCGGCCATAAGCCGAGTTTTAATTTATTCAGAGAAAGGTTTTTCAAATGACTGTAGGTTTGCCGATTACTAATCTGGTTAACGTCTCGGCATCTTTGACGCCGCTAGGCGCAAGCTATTTGAATCTCCAGACACTGTTGATTATTGGCGATTCGAATGTGATTGATACTTACCAAAGAATCAGACTTTATTCTTCACTGTCAGGTGTTGCTGGTGACTTTGGTACAACTGCGCCTGAATATTTGGCTGCAACTATTTTCTTCGATCAGTCGCCAACTCCGACTGCACTTTACATTGGTCGTTGGGCCAAAACTGCCTCGCATGGCGTGTTGCAGTGTGGATTCTTAACTGCGGCGCAACAGAGCATATCCAATTGGACAGTTGTTACCACCGGCTCATTTGGTGCAACAATTGACGGTTCAACCTTCCAGTACACTGGACTTAACTTCAGTGCGGCAACAAATCTCAACAACGTTGCCTCTACTATTCAGACTGCGGTACAAGCTGGTGGTGTGACTGTACCTGGTACGCCAGTTCTCGGTTCTGCGGCCAGCGGTTCTCTCACACAGACAACCTACTATGTTAAGACGACTTATGTCACAGTCAACGGTGAAACAACTCCCAGTGCCGAATCCAGTCTTCTAGTCACGGCCAACCACGTTGTTACTGTTGCAAGTCCTGCGGCTAATGGCGCTGGCGTTACAGGCTATAACGTCTATGCTAGTAGTTCAACTGGCACTGAAACAAAACAAACTGCAACGCCAATTGCAATCGGCGTAAACTGGCAGATGCCTGGAACTGGTCTTATTGGTGGCGGTGCATTGCCGGGAACGAATACTGCAACAATCGCCGGTAGTACAACGGCAACCGTTGTTTACAATGCTGCGGTTGATAACTTTACCTTCTCGTCTGGTTCTTCTGGCACAACCTCGTCTATGGGATTTTTGACTTCAGTCGGCTCTGGCACCGATATTTCTGCACAGCTTTTGGGTACTTCTACTTTAGCACAATACGCAACTTCTGGTGTTGCGGCCGAAACTGCTGTTGCCTGTGTTCAGACACTCGATTCGATGACAACCTATTGGTACGGGTTGATGTTCGCGGCTGGCACTAACAACGGCGATATTGCCGATAGCGATTATTTGGCAATTGCGCCTTATATCGAATCCAGTACAGCATCTACTGGCAATCCGCATATCTTCGGCCTTACTACTTCGGAAGCTGGGGCGCTTTCTTCTTCTAGTACAGCGGATATTGGCTACAATCTCAATGCAGCTGGTTACACCCGCACGTTTTATATGTATTCGTCCCAAAATCCCTATGGTGTAGCCGGACTATATGGCAAGCTATTGACTGTTGACTTCTCCGCACAAAGTTCCATGATTACGCTTATGTGGAAACAGCTTGCAGGCTTTACCTATGAAACTCTGACTCCTACGCAGGCAACAGCCCTGAACACCAAACGCTATAATTACTACGCTCTTTTCAATAATGGCGTAGCCATTGTAGTCAACGGTATGATGGCATCGCAGGACTTTATTGACGAAGTTTTTGGTCTTGACGGTCTTGTGAATGAAATTCAGACTGATCTTTTCAATCTGATGGTTACGACTAATACTAAAATTCCTCAAACTGACGCTGGTATGCACCAACTGATCGTTACTGCACAAAATTCCTGCCAAGCTTTCGTAAATAATGGCTATTTGGCCGCAGGAACTTGGACTAGCGCCGGTATTGGTCCTGTGCAAACGGGTCAGGTTCTGAGTAATGGTTATTACGTTTGGGCAGCGCCGATGGCACTTCAAAGCGCAGCGCAGCGCGGTCAACGTATTTCGCCTACTATCCAGATTCTTGCAAAAGAAGCTGGGGCGTTGCATGATATTGTCGTGAGTCTGACTGTTAATCGCTAATTTGCGCAGTTCTGATTTTAGCTCGGAGTATTCAATATGACACTTGCAAGTGGTGCATATACCTATAGTTTCCAAGACGTTAATGCAACTATTACAGGACCAGGCGGAGCTTTTGGTCTGGCCAATGGTGCGGGCACAGCCGCAGAAGGTATTACTTTTGCCCACACTGAAGACAAAGATACATTGGTAACTGGTGCTGATGGCTCAATCATGCACAGCCTTCATGCTGGTATGACGGGAACGATTACCGTCCGACTTCTGAAAGCATCGCCAGTTAACGGCCAACTAAATGCCCTTTACAACTATCAACGCATTGGTGGTTCAGCCCTTTGGGGCAAAAACATCATTACCGTCGGTAACTCGGTTATGGGCGACAACATTGGCGGTGTTTATATGGCCTTCATGAAACATCCAGATGTGGTTTACGGTACTGAAGGTAACACCAACGAATGGTTGTTTGGTGGTTATATCGTGCCCGAACTTGGCCAGGGCCTTGTCGGTATAATCAACGCCGCTGTGGCGTCGGTTCTCTAACTAAAGGACTCTATCTATGGGTGAGATTACTGTATCTAGTGGAACTTATCGCTTTGGCAAATTGACGCCAAAACAACAACTCCATGTCGCCAGACGTATTGCTCCACTAGCTACTTCGTTTAAAGGCTCTGAGGCCGAAGTGGCCTCAGCCTTCATTCAGCATGTTGCTGCAATGAGTGATGCAGAGATCGACGCAATTATCGACCCATGCCTTATGATTTGCCAGCGAAAACTCTCAGATGGAGTCTGGAGTCCCTTAACCACACCTGGAACTTCGACTCTTATGTACGAAGACATTGGTGTACAGGATATTTTCGAGATCGTAATTGCAGTTCTGAAAGAAAATCTCGGAAATTTTTTTCCCGGCCAGACAGGAATTGGAACTTCAGCTTCCCAACTCAAAACCAAAATCTAGTTGATTCTGGTACTGGCCTAGATTTTTTGCTCCGCCCTGTAGCCGAAGGAATGATTGAATATAAAGAAATAAATCACACAAATCTTGATATCTGCGACTTCGCAGATGCAAATGATTTTCTCGACGCTAGAGTCGAAAATCAATACCGCATGTCACAAGGTACAGCCCAAACCCCTCCACCTCAACTTAGAAAGCCGAGATAAAGTTCATGGCCTCTGGCGGCGAAATCATTAAAGAATTTGTTGTCTCGATTAAATACGTAGTCGATGACGCCGAATTTCGCAAGGCGCAGAATGACCTGACTCTTGGCTTCGGTGGACTAAACAAAGGTATCAAATCTGGCCTTAGCAATCTCGACGACTTTATAGGCGGTTTCATCACTGGCAGCCTAAAGGATATGGCTGGCTGGGCCGCCGGTCTCAGTGCAACTCTTGCTGGTGTTGGCATTGCAGTCGCCAGAGTCACCGACAACTTCAGTGATCTCTATTACTACCAACAAAAACTAGCCGGCGTCTTTAATGCCACTGGCACCAGCATGATGCTGTTGCAGAATATGGGCCAGCTTTCTGGCCTTGGCAAAAATTCGCTTCTCGAAATGCTTTCAAACGTAGCCACTGAGCTACGTGATCTGCCTAAAGGCAGTTTTCTTGAAAGTCTAACTGGAGGCGAAAAAGACCCAGAAAAAGCAATTCTTAAGCTGGCCAAATTCTACGGTTCGCTTTCAGACAGTAAGGCAGATCAATACTACAAGCGCCAAATTGAAAGATTTATTGGCGTCGATCCCGAAACTATGCGCAGACTCGGCCAAAATCTTGGCGATCTGCAAAAGTATCTCGATGAAACGACAAAGATGATTTCTGTCACTGGCCTGAATCCAGACCAGTTGATGAAAATGTCCATTGATTTCCAACGGAATCTGGACGAAGTTGAACAACTTCTTCAAATTGTTGCTGCTCGTGCAGTAAGTGCAATTCTGCCATCTATTATTTCCGGCCTGCAAAGCTTTTCGACCTGGCTTGTCAGCAATGGTCCTGAAATCAATAAAGTCATAACTGAACTTCCAGGAGCTATGGATAGCTTCCTGCGGATGCTCAAACTCTTTATTGCCATAACCCATCCTCTAGCCTTTGCTGCTGGTGCAACTGCCTGGGATTTGTCGCAAAGTCCCCTAAATCCTAACGCTCCAAGTGCAAAGAATCCTGACAAAACAGAAAGGCCATTTCTTCAGAGACTCTTCGACTGGCTGCAACACGGCGAAGCTCCGCTTGCAACAAACTATACTGATATTCAAAAACAAGACCTTGAGCAGGAAAAAGCTGTAAGAAAAGCGCAGGGTCTCCCGCCTACAGAATCAAAACCCACACCTGCACCGCAGAAGCCAGTTACTGTCGAATCTAAACTAACTTCCGACAAACCCGTTAACGTCAATGTCAAAAAGTCAGAAGACAAACCCTTTGGCGCAGCCGGACAATGGATTTATAGCAATTTCCTTAGTCCAATGTCTGACTTCCTTTTCGGACGGCATCATTCGCCGTTCGTTGAAATTTGGGATGCCAAAAACTTTTGGCCCCTCGTAACTTCTTGGCTTCACGGCAGTGCTACACGTATTCCTTTAGTTAAAGTTCAGAACTCCGAAGAAAATAAAGACAAAGAGATTATTAAGCGGATTTTGGACCTGGCAGAACAGATTCGAAACCAAAATACTTCGACGAAAGGGCAAAGCGATAAACCGTCAACACTGTTTGACGATGCAAACAATATGCTCGAATCTGGTACTGCACTTAATGCAAATCCAGATCAACTTGCTCCGCAAGGCCCTGGGATTACCACTGTCCAACAGCAGCAGAATCTGCTTCAGGGGGTTAAATTCTTCGAGAACAAAGGTCTCTCTGAACAACAGGCTATTGGCATAGTTTCAAGATTGTTTGCCGAATCTGGCCTCAATCCTAATGCCGTAAACCCAACTTCTGGTGCTTACGGTATCGCTCAATGGCTTGGTTCACGCAAAAATGCTGCACTTAATACGCAAGGAGATTTTAACAAGCAGCTTCAGCTTGTCTGGGATGAACTCAACTCAACCGAGAAAACTGCGCTTTCCGCAATTAAAGTAGCAAAAACTGCACCGCAAGCGGCAAACGCAATGGAACTGTATGAGAGAGCAAATGACCCTAAATTTACAGCACATGCAGATGCACTTGCCTCATTTTTCTCAAAGCAGCTACTTGATAAACTCTCTGCACTCACAGACAATGTTACACGTGCAAATGCACACCTATCCAAGCCCCCTGTGGGCACTGCTCCTATTCCCGCTGTTGGCGGTAGGAACTTGCATTTTAGTCCATCGACAACCATTCACGTCACAGCGCGAGGCTCGGAAATGGGAGCAATTGTGTTTAATGCTACTGCTCGGGCACATTCTACATTATACCGCAACTACTATTCAAAGATATCGTAAGAGAAAAGTGAGTTAAAATGTCAGGCGCACTATTAGGCAGCGCAATTAGTGGGTTTATGTCCGGTGGGAGTCTTATCGGCCCTGTATTCTTGACTCCCACTACGCCTTTTAGAGCTATTGGTCCACAGACACTTGGCGGCCCCGCCGGGGGCCTGTTCTTTATCGCCGACGTCACTGAACGCGAAGAACATCACGATCAACTCTATATCTCTGAGCATCCAATCGAAGCTGGTGCAAATATATCAGATCACGCCTATAAGCGTCCAGCTGAAGTTCAACTCCGTCTTGGATGGTCAAATTCAAGTTTCTTCAACTTCGACCCTTGGTATGTTAATTCGGTCTATCTTGCTTTACTTCAATTTCAAGCCGACCGGGCGCCGTTCACGCTTTATACCGGAAAACGTGTCTATCAAAACATGCTTCTGGCCGGGCTTGTTGTGGAAACTGACAATACCTCTGAATGGGCGCTTCGCGTAGAAGCGAATTTGATTCAAGTCTTTATCGTCAACACTCAAACTACGACGATAGATTCTAATCCATCTAATCAATCAAATCCACAATCCAGTTTGCCGACAACAAATAGCGGAACTCAGACCGCAGTTCCGGCAGCCAATTTAAATCAGACAAGCTACAACACCATCTTTCCTGGTGGATCGACAGCAAACGGTCAGTCTATTCCACTGCAATCTACATCGCCTACAGTTTCAACCTATTCTTCAACAACGAATTACGGCTAATGGCAATTCCTCAAACATTTTCGATTTCCCTTGGTGGTAATACCTACAATCTAAATCTGTACTGGAACACAGTAAATCAGACTTGGATTTTAGATATTAACGATTCAGGAAATAATCCAATCGTCAATGGTATTCAGTTGGTAACTGGTATTGGGCTCCTGCGACAATATAGGTATCTAGGTTTTGTCGGTGATCTATTTGTCCAAACCTCGAACAATCCAGACGCTTTGCCTACGTATGATGGAATGGGCACGAGTTCAGGCTTGTACTATACCAGTGATGAATCGACAATTTAATTAGAGGCCAAAGTTTGGGGGCCTGGGTGGGATTTTTCCTTGTGCCTGTGGGGCGAGGCACGCCGTAGGCGGGCCGACAGCCAAAAAAGGTAGAATATGTCTGGTAGCACTTCACCATTTTTAGCCGATCAATGGATTAGAAAATGGTCCTTGGTTGTGTATGATGCAGCAGGAAAGAATATTGCTACACAGATTTCAGGTGGTTCAGATATTCCAGGACAAGAGCAGTTAAGAATTATTTTCGACGTAAAACAAACCGACGGCCCAGTGCCAAATTATTGCACTGTGAGGGTTTATAATCCGAGTACAAATCTGGTTACTTTGGTGAAGAATCAGTATCGTCGTATGACATTAGCCGCTGGATATGCAAATGGCCGATTTGGTGTAATTTTCGATGGAACGATTCGTCAGATTTTAGCTGGTGCAGAATCGGCAGTTGATTCGTATGTTGAAATTGATGCCGCAGACGGAGATATTCCTTACACACAAAGCATTGTCAATCAGACTATAAGTGGTAGCGCAAATACTGCAAAAGGTAGATTGATGACAATTGGTAAAGCTCTTACTCCGTGGGGTGTTACAGTACCGGATAATAGTTTGGCTCAAGTGCCAGATACTCCGCCAAATCCTAGACCTACAGTGATGTATGGTATGGGCGCAGATATGGCAAGTATTCATGCAAGTTCGGTTTATGCTGGTGGCCAGCCCATGAATTGGTCAATAGTGAATGGACAATTTGTTCTCACAGCGTCTAATACAGCAATTCCTGATACAACAGCTTTTGTAATCAATTCGCTTACAGGTTTGATTGGTTTTCCTAATACCACTTCAGATGGAATTGAAGCAAGAACGTTGTTGAATCCATCTTATGGCCTTAGAAGAACAATAGTGATTAATAATGCGATTATTAATCAAACTCTGGCCAGTCAAGGTGGTGCGAATGTTCCAGGATTTCAGGCTCCGGTGTTCCCCGGCCCCGCGGATTTAAATTATTACATGGACACCTCGTCGGATGGTAAGTATGTGATTTATGTCATAGAACATCATGGCGATTCTCGTGGCAATGATTGGTATAGTGATTTGGTCTTAGTTACGGTTGATTCAAAAGGCCAAGAAACTGCTGCTCACAGTGGTATTCCAGAACAAAGTGGAAGTTAATCATGCTTGGATTTGAGCGGTGGCAAGAACCGCAACTAGCAATAGATGCTGCGCTAGATCGCTTGCAGAGCCGCTTATGGACGAAACTGCCTTGTGTAGTCACAGCCGTTGCAGCCGATGGTCAGCATGTGACAGTGCAGCCAACGGTCATGGGATTACAGAGAAATGTTGATGCAAGTGGTAAAGTAACTTGGTCAAATATTCAGTTGCCACTTTTGCCACAGGTGCCGATTAAGTTTCCGTCTGGCGGCGGATTTACTATGACATTTCCTGTAGCCGCAGGCGATGAAGGTACGGTTGCATTTTCGTCAAGATGTATTGATAATTGGTGGCAGCAAGGTGGGATACAGCCACAGTTAGCGCCGAATGGTGTTGGCTCTGCAAGAAAGCATGATTTGTCGGATGGATTTTTTGAACTTGGCGGAAGGTCAATGCCAAGGATTCTTTCTGGCGTTAGTTCTTCTGCGATGCAGATACGTTCAGATGATGGAAGTTGTTTTATAGAGTTCAATCAGTCGCATTTCAAAGTAGTATTTCCTGGTGGGACTTTTATGATCGATTCTAGTGGTAATGTCACTTCTACAGGTGATGTTTCGTCGCAATCTGGCGGAAATGCTATTAGTCTTACCAACCATCTACACACAGGCATTAAACCAGGTACTGGTATTAGTGCTATTCCGAAACCTGGGACTTAAATATGACGACTAAAGTTTTCGTTTTTGGGAATAACATTGACACGTCTTTGACCAGTGGAATTACATCTGGTACGACGACTATTCCTGTTGCTAGTGTTAGTGGGTTTCCAACAATCCCTGCAGGGCAGTATTTGGCCTTGACTCTGATTCATCCAGCGACTGAGGGTGTATTTGAGATTGTCTATGTCACTTCGGTTTCAGGTTTAAATCTTACCGTTTTGCGTGGGCAGGAAGGTTCGACTGCTGTTGCATGGGCAAGTGGCGATACAATTTTCTCCGACGTCACGCAGGGAGTTTTACAAAATTTCAATGAGGTTATTCAATATAATGAATTTAATATGGCAGGACCTGACACAGGTACTACAAATGCGTATGTTGTTGCACTAACTCCACCTATTACGTCTTATAAAGACGGAATGAAAGTTATATTTGTACCAGCAGGTACCAATACAGGTTCAGCAACGTTAGACGCTGGAGGTGGTGCTCGATACATTGTCCAAGGTGCTAGTCTTTTGCAAGGATATGAACTTTTTCAAACAGTAAATACTGAAGTAATGTATGATGGTACGGCTGGGCAATGGATTTTAGGTGCTGGTGCAATTAGGCCGATTGCTCAACCTGCGGTAAATCCTAATCAGGTTACGATTCTTAGTCAGCTTGCTGGACTTTCAACTGGCATGAAGAATCGACTGATCAATGGCGCGATGATATTCGATGTTCGAAATGGTGGTGCTAGTGGTACAGCTGTTGGATATACTATTGACCGTTGGTATTTTGGTGCTAATCTGGCTACTAAAGGCACATGGGGTCAAAATCTCAATAGCGTTGCAATGCCACCAAATCAAACAGCCTATTTAGGATTTCAATCATCTTCGTCTTATAGTCTGGCAGCCGGCGATTTTTTCACTTTTTACCAACCCATTGAAGCTTGGCATGTCGCTGATTTAGGTTGGGGTACTGCAAATGCAAAGCCAGTTACTATTTCTTTTTGGGTGTATAGTTCACTGACTGGTGGATTTGCTGTTACTGTAAAGAATTTTGCTTCAACACGGTCATATCCCTATGCTTATAGTATTCCTGTAGCAAATACCTGGACTTATATTTCTTTTACAGTTCCTGGTGATACTGGTGGCACTTGGGTTTTAACAGGCAGTGTTGGTTCGCTATTTCTTCAATTTTCTATGGGTGTTGGTAGCACTTATTGGGGTTCATCATATACGTGGCAGACTGGAAATTATTTCGGCATAAATGGAACCAACTCAGTTGTCGGAGCTAATGGCGCGACATTTTATATATCAGGCGTTCAATTTGAAGTAGGTTCAACGGCGACTCAGTTTGATACAAGACCTATTACTGTTGAGTCTGGTTTGTGTCAAAGATATTATGAAGTGTTGCCAGCACCACGTATTCAAGGTATTACCTATCAGCCTAATGGTGATACACGAAGCTATATCCCTTGGGCACAACCAAAAAGAGCAGTACCAACTATAACTTATACAGGTTCTACCAGCGTTATTGCTCAAGGACCAGGAGGCGTATCAACTAATACGTCTTTAGGTACGTTAACACTTGCTGCGGCTTCTGCACAAGGCGTACAAATTACTGGGATCGGTAGTTACTCATCATTTAGCGGATGCGGTGCAGTTTTCAGTTGGGGTGATAATGGTGGTGGTAGTCTAACCTTTTTAGGTGATGCCGAACTGTAATATGGATCAGATAATTTTGTGTTTAGTGGCAGTGCAAGTTGTAACTTGGTGAGATAAATGACACTTCGAGTTAGAGCACTTTCTTCGACAGGAGATATGACCTTTGGTCAGGGGTCTGGGAATTATCTTATTGACAGTTCAGCAGCGGTTTGCCAAATTTTAGGCACCCGGCTTAGGCTTTGGCAAACTGAGTGGTTTCTGAATTTAAGTGCAGGTATTCCCTACAATACAAAGATTGCAGGTTACGGAGGTTTATCGGTAGCATCTACGATTTTGAAGCAGGCAACGTTGTCTAGCCCTGGTGTGATTAGTGTGGATAATTGGTCAGTAGTTTTTGATACTGCAAGTAGACTTTACACAGTCACAGGGAGTAGTATAAATACGATTTTTGGTCAGACTTCGTTCCCGTCAACAAATACTGTAATTGCATCTTCTATAACTTGAGTAGGTAGAATGAGCCAGACATTATCAACTTTAGCAGTTACTGTAAGTAGCTCTGGAATTTCTGGTCCATCTATGGATCAAATTCTGGCTTCTTTGCAGTCTAGCTTTCAATCTATTTACGGCACGGATGTGTATTTAGGACCAGATAGTCAGGATGGTCAATGGCTGGGGATTTTGGCACAGGCTATATATGACTGTAATAGTTCGGCCATTGCTGTATATAATCAGTTTAGTCCGGCTACAGCCATTGGTGCAGGTTTGTCGTCTGTAGTCAAGATCAATGGTTTACAGCGCCTGGTAGCTAGTAATAGTTCGGTGCTGGTTACAATTGTTGGGACTACTGGCACAGTTTTGAATAATTGCCTTATCGGCGATAACGTCAATCTCAACACGCAATGGTCGATTCCTAATGGCACAACCATTCCGTTGTCAGGTACAATAAATGTTACTGCAACTTCGACCACTTCGGGTCAAGTTACGGTGCCAAATTATTCGCTGGTGAATATTCTTACTCCGGTGCCTGGATGGCAGACCGTGACCAATGGGACTAATACGGTTTCGGTTGGTGCAGCTGCAGAAACTGATGCCGCGCTTCGGCAAAGACAGAGTGTTTCGGTGGCAGTTCCTGCACAGACAGTTCTTGCATCTATTGCAGGGGCGCTAGAGAATGTTACTGGCGTTACTGCGGTTGCGATGTATAAGAATGATACTGGAACAGTAGATTCAAATGGAACACCTGCACACTCAATTACGGCTGTAGTTGCTGGTGGCAATGCAATAACAATTGCAAGCACAATTGCTTTGTATAAGACTCCGGGCGTTTCGACCTATGGCACGACTTCGGAAACGGTCTATGATTCGATTGGTGTGCCAAGTATTATTAACTTCTTTATCTTGGCCTATATTCCGATTGCGGTACTGGTGAATATTCACGCCCTTACTGGTTATACCACAAATGCGGCCAGCAATATTCAGACTTCAGTTGCGTATTTGGTTAATAGTTTGGCAATCGGTGAAGATAGTTATAATGGCAAATTGTGGGGACCGGCTAATCTTTCAGGCGATGCAGCTACGCTTTCGACAGGACAAACTCAATCAGCACTGGATTTAGTTTCTGATACTTATAGTATTGCCACACCTTATGGCGTTGCGCAGGCCAGAACAGATTATATGGTAACAACCACTACTGCTTCTGGTGGAGCAAGTTCAGTTGTTGTTGGTAATGGTGCGCTTTATACGCAGTATGAAATAATTTTTATCACCCTTACCGGCGGCGTTCCGTTTCAGACTTCGATTACAAGTATTGCTGGAAATACTCTAAATATTAGTCCGTCGATTCCGATATCGAATACTGTGTCTTCAGGAGCTATCGTATATGGCGTTAATGATATAGTAATTCCATTCAATTATTCGACGAGTTGTTCTGCTACAGCGGTTACGGTGTATGTCTCATGAGTGGTTCTATTTCATTAAATGCGACAATTCCTGCGCCAATATCACTTTATACCAATCTTGTCACTTCGGAGTATCAAAATTCTCCGAATTTCTTGGCAACAATTGCTGCTTGTGTTCAACCATTTGCTGATATTAGTGCAGTAACTCAGAGTTTTCCAACCAATTATGATCTGTTTGTTGCCGTAGGTGCGAATTTAACCACGACAGGTTTGTGGATTGGTGGATCGAGAATACTGGCTGAGGCTATTGATTCGTATTTTAGCTTCAATACATCGGGTTTAGGTTTTAATCAGGCTGTTTGGTTTACTACTGGTGAACCAGTTACGGGTATTGTCAGTTTGGATGATGGAACCTATCGACTACTTCTTGAAGCGAAGGCTATTGCGAATAGCTGGACTGGCACAGTTCAGGATGCGTACACTGCTTGGAATACGATCTTTGGCACTGAGATGGGTATTCTCACAGCGCCAGCATCAGGTGGTGGCATTAATTACATCACTGCGACAATCGGCGGTGTAGTTTATAATGTTGAAGCGACGATTTTTGGGGATTTGTCAAATATTGCCATTCAAGATATGGGCAATATGCAGATGATGTTTGTGCTTACGGGACAACAGCCGAGTGCGATTATTTTAGCACTGTTTGAAAGTGGCGAAATTGGATTGTATCCTGCAGGTGTAACTGTGTATTTGACGGTTCCGTCAATTTATCCTGGAGGTATTCCAGGTGGAACGCCACTTTTTGGTTTGGATGCAGAAAATACGACTGTTTCAGGATTAGATGTAGGTGCTTGGGTAACTCTTGCTGCTACAGCTTAAAGGATAGATAAATGACGAATACCGTAGATTTTTTGCCTTTTGCCATTGGCGGCGGAGCAAACGTCGAAACTCAGACTGCATGGGTTAGTGATGCAGTTGTGACAAACGGGTTTCAATCGGGAATTACGCTCTCGATGCAGATGAATAAGGCGATTCGCCAAGCATCTGTAATGGCTGCTGCGGAAGCTAATTGGGTGTCAGATGTATTGAATGTCTCTGTTCTGGACAATGGCAGTGTAGCTACGCTTGTGGAACAGCTTTGGTTGACGTCTATTACGTCAAGGTATTTTGCGGATTCAGGTTCGGCGAATACAATTGTTATTGCAACGCCGTCGGGTTTGAGTTTTGGTGCGCCAACTGCAGGGCTGTGTATTTCAGTGAAAATGGCCGCGACTAATACCGGCGCGACGACATTAAATTGGATGGGCAATGGCGCGGTGGCGGTAAAAACGCAAGCAATTGCTGCACTTAGCGCGAGTACATTGCTTTCAGGCGGCATCTACAACTTTGCCTTTGACGGCACTCAATGGCAGTACATTGCATAATAGGTAGAACTTATGTCAGGTAATACAATATCTATTGACAATATTTCTATTATTGTCACGGGAAGCCAGTTGATTGGTGTCGGGAATCTTTCGACAGGAACAGTCACTCCGGCTGGCGGAACAACGTCTTCGGTCAGCATGCAACAGGCGGCTTGTGGAAATATTGGCTCTTATGCTGTAGCAAGTCTTCCTGCGGCAAGTGGCTATAATTTGGGTACTTTTGCATTTGCATCAAATGGGCGAAATACAGGTGAAGGTGGTGGTTCTGGAACAGGAACTCCCGTATTTGTGAAGAACATTTCTTCAGTTCATACTTGGTGCGCAATTTGGTCCGGCGTGGCAGTAACAAGCTAAGAGAGAAAATAAATGACTGTAACAATTGATTTCCTTCCTTTTGCTACTGGTGCCGGGGCCGGTGTTGAATCTCAGTCGGCTTGGGTTTCTGATACAGTTGTTGTTAATGGCTTTGTGACTGGTATTGCCCAATCGACTCAAGTAAATAAGGCTGTGCGCCAGCCGAGCTTTGTGGCCGCAGCGATTTCTAACTTTATGGGCGGGATAATCAACCAGAATATTCAAGACAATGGGGTTTTGAATACCTACTGGTCGCAGTTTTGGCAATCATTGCTCAATGCTCCGAGCTTCTTAGATACAGGTACGACTAATGCACTAGTTATTGCTGCGCCTGGAAGTTTGACTTTTCCAGCACCGATTGCTGGTTTGTCTATCTCGGTTAAAGTTGCTGCAACTTGTACCGGCGCTTCGACGCTGAACTGGATGGGAACTGGTAATAAAAACATTACCTATCCCAATGGTACGGCACTGATTGGTGGTGAACTTTCGGCTGGTGGTTATTCAACTCTGATCTTCGACGGTACGGAATGGCAACTGATTGAAATTAGTCCTAATGCCTTCTTGGCCAGAGGCTACGGTAATCGTACAGTAACAATCACTTCAAATTATTCTGTTGTTGCAGGTGATGGCGGTAAAAATATCAACTGCAATGCAGCCAGTCTTGTTGTTACTTTTTCTTCGGGCTATCTCACTTCCAACAACGGCCCGGTTATTGTCGGTGGCTATAGCGGTTATGCTTTTACCGTAAGTGCAGGTTCTGGTACTTTTGTTGGCAGCAGTTTCAGCGGTCAAACTTCAATTACAGTCGTAGCTAAGGGCTGGATTGCAGTTGAGCCGGATGGAACTAATTTCCGAATTATTGCAGGCGATCCTTCAACTCTGGGTGCGTCTGGCAGCTTTGCAATCGGCGGTAGTGCTACAGTTGCAGGTACTCTTACCGTTGGTAATAATACCTCGGTTACAGGTACTTTTGCTGCACAAGGTGCAACCACTTTGAGCAGTACCTTGAGCGTAACAGGCGCAGTGACTTTAAACAACAACCTGTCAGTAACAGGCACAACTGTTGGCACTGGACTGGCGACATTTAGCAATGGTGTAAACGTTACTGGTATTGATAATGGTGGTAATGGTGGTCAATTCCGTGCTGTAGCTGCCAGTTATGGTGTGATGCTGCGAAATGATAATGCCACCTGCTATCTTATGCAGACTGCATCCGGTTCTCCGACTGGAACTTGGAACAGTTATCGCCCATTTTATTGGAATTTAAGCAACGGGCAAGTAGTTATCGACGGTACTGGCGCGGGTACGACCATAGGCGGTGCTCTTACAGTAAGTAGCAGTCAGACAGTCAATGGAACTCTTTCAGTTCTTACAGATCTTAATGTAAGCGGAACCATTAGCGCCAACGGTCAGATCACTGCTAATGCCAGTCTTGTTTGCCAAGGTACTACTTATTTTGCGTACAATAGCTTTGGTGGAGCATTTTATGCTGGTAATATTAGTGGAACTCCTTTTTTAAGTTTTGCTAGCGGCTATTATTTGCAAGCTAATCCTGGCAGCGGTGTAACGTCGCTTGTTTCTGGCAGTCAAGGCTTTAATTTCTACAACAACGGTAACTTTATTGCTCCAAGTCTGATCCAAGGCTATTATGGACGAATTTCTGTCGGGGCTTATGGCTCTGGAGATGCTACTCGCATAGTTGCGTTAAGCGATTTTGCTCTAAATGGTTCTTCCAATGGCTACTGCCGTATGCCAAATGGATTTATCATTCAATGGGGCACAAACAATGTTGGCAATCCATCGTATCCGTATTTTCCAATAGTGTTCCCTAATGCTTTGACAAATATAGTCGTTACTGAAGGCAACGCTGCTGGCCGGTGGCCTCAGTTTGGACCATCAGTACATGGCGTTACTAATTCAGGCTCGAATACTACTTATTACCAAGGTTATGCACAAACCTGGAATGGTTCAAATGGTTGGATAACTGGCGGAATTACACAAAACTTCATCGCGGTAGGATACTGATATGCCGAAGTATGTAAAGTATAACCCTGAGATCAAAGAAGAACAGAGAGTGTTTGAGTTTTATGACACTGACTTTGCACATTATCCAACTCTGCCGGACAAAAATTTGTTGCTGGAGCTGACCGAAGAGCAGTGGAACGCAAGAATCAATGGCAAGCTGTCTGTTTGGTCAGTAACAAATGATGTATTTCATGAGCATGAAGATACGCCAGAAGAGGTTTACCAGCAAAGTGTAGAGGATTACCGTAAAGAATTGCACTATAAACTAGGCTCTTCACAGAATCTTTTGCATCTGGTTCACGAGGCTGTGCTAATGGGTGAGCTTGAGATTAATGGTCCAGAGGCACAGGCGGTAGTTACATATCGCAGGGCTTTGAAGGCGGAACTGGCAGTGGAACGACCTGATGTTACTAAGCCTCTTCCAGAGGAACCCAAGATAAACTTGTAAACTAAACCATGTTAAAAGGAGAGTAAAATGGGCGAGCTATCAAACGACAATCGCTTAATCCTCCTTGAGCAAGCAGTTAAAGACTTGCAAACGGCAGTTTTAGAGCTAAAAACCGAAGTAAACAAACTCCGCGATGTTGCCTCTATTGGCAGGGGCGCATTGTGGGCATTGATGAAGTTAGGGGCCTTAATTCTAATTATAGCTACAGTACTGGAAACACTAAGTTCCTTTAACTTCTTTCACAAATCTGGTCCGTAGCCATGATTGAGCCCAGACCTTTACTTGGAGAATTAAAAAATCTCGAAGATCGGTGGCAGGCTGTTATGATTTCAGGGGTAAATCCCTCGTTGTCTCTGATGATTTCTACCATCAGATGTATAAAAGATGCACAGAAGTTGTTACATATAATTGAGAGTAGTACAAAGCCTTTAGATGATCTTCCGCCAGGGGTGGTAAGGTTCAGGAATGACTAAAGGCTTGACAAAAAAGGAAAAGTCTGCTAAGGAAAAGTTAAAGGAGTTTAATGAATGAACCCAACCAGGAAATTAAGCGACATACCAAAAACCAAACCCGTAATTAATCCAAAAGATATAGTTGGTTCGGATAAACTTCCTCTTCATTTATGGCCTGAAACTGCAACCATCGAAGGTTGCCTGGGAATGTTGGATGGCTGTTTGAAGTATGGGCGAAGCAATTACAGAAAGACAAGTATCAGGGCCTCGATTTATGTTGATGCTTGTAAGAGACATTTAAATGCCTGGCTAGAAGGCGAAGAATCGGCTTCAGATTCAGGTATTTCGCATTTAGGTCATGCACTTTCTTGCCTTGCGATAATTGTTGATGCAAGAGCGGCTGGAAAATTAATTGATGATCGACAATTTGCAGGTGGCTATGCAGAATTGGTAGCAAAATTAACGCCTCACGTTAAGAGATTAAAAGAAATGCACGCAGACAAAAACCCCAAGCACTACACAATAAAGGATGTAGATCAGGATGTTCAAGGTATTTCTTTCGGGACCGATTAGTGGTCTTAGTTTCAATGAAGCAGTTGCATGGCGTGATTTTGCTGTCGAGCAATTGGCTCCAGAAATCAATGCCTATTCGCCCTTGAGGCAGGCCAATTTCCTTAAAGCACAGGGAAAACTTAATCAATCCTATAGTTTCAATCCTTTGTCCACAGATCGAGGAATTAATACCAGAAATCATTTCGACTGCCAGAGTGCAGATTTGATTTTGTGTAATCTTCTGGGCGCGGTGAGATTGAGCGCAGGAACGATTATGGAAATTGCCTGGGCTTATGCGTATCGCAAACCGCTGGTTATGGCGATTGAAGATTCAATGAACGTTCATGACCAGCCAATGATACGCGAAGCGATTAGTTTTCGCACTCAAAGCTTGGACGAAGCAATTAAGATTACGAAGTCTGTTCTTCTACATAACTAAAAGATCGGGATAAAGCCTTCATAGGAGATTCCAATGGGCACGGTCATAAATCTACAGAGTTGGAAAACGTCACACGAACCAGCAGAAACTGCAAAGTCTACCAAAATTGCTTTTCCTTTGCTTATGCCATCTTGGCCCTTCGGATGGTTCTGGCCAATGGCAGTAGTGGTAACTATCGACGTATTTAATTTGTAGTAATTCTACTTCTGTACCTGGCTTAGGAGTCACGGTGCTATGAATAGAATACAGAGAATAATGGAAGCCTATGATACATTTTTGAATAATGTCTATTTACCGCATCCGAGACTAGGTCAAACGATTAGCTACAATTCTGCGGTATCAAGAGACAAAGGCGAACAGTGGGGTTGCATAGTCTGCAAGTTATTGGACATTATCGTTCAACCAGGACATTGCACACAGACAAGAACAAGACAAGCCACACCGAAAATTGCACTAATTCGTGCTGGGGCGGCTTTGCTTTGCGTAGCACTCTTACACTTTCTTGCTCTGTTTGGGATTGTCTTTTTAGTAGGAAACTTGCTATGACTTTTCTGGCAGCTTATATTGTTTGGTGTGCAATTTGGTGGAGGTTTCGGGGCGGAGCCTTTACAACGATTACAGGAATTGATCCTGGAACTAATGGTATGAGAGCGATTGCTTGTGCGATGATCGTAGCACCGCTTTTGTACTTAAATCACCACTATCTGATAATCCTGTCTTTGTGGGTAGCTTTGACTGTTGGATTAATGCTCACAGGCTGGGAAGAATTTCAGATGATGGGCGTAGGAGGCAGTTTAGAAACAGAAAAACCAGGCTTTTGGATGCGTAAACTTCCAAATCTGCTTGGTTTAAAAATGGGCACAGTGCTGTATGACTCTATCGGTATGGGTGAAGCTGGAGCAGTTGCGATGTTTCCAGCAACATTTGCACTTGCCTTTTGGTTTGGAATACCGTCGTTGAGGCTTTTAGTTGTTGGAAGTTTATTCTGGCTTCCATACATCATCGCCCGGTTTGTTCCTTTCCCAACTATTCCACGCTTTGCTCAAGGTGCTTCGTGGGGCGAAATCTTTGTGGGTATGCTTGTAGGTGCAGGTTTACTCTGTGTATTTAATTCGTAAAGGAAACTATCATGGATGATGAAAACAAACCCGCTGAGGAAGAAGTTGCACTGGCTGCCGAAGAAGTGGCCGAAGTTGCTCCGGCTGCGCCGGAAGCAGAAGAAGTACCTGTTGCAGAAGAAGTTGCGCCGGTAGTTGATGAACCAGTGGCTGATTCTGATTCTGCGCCTGATTCTGAACCAACTCCTGACAATTCTGTACCGGAATCTCTTCTCGACCATGTTCGCAATGAACTTCACAAGGTCGCTACAGACCTTGGGCTTGAGCTTGAGCATCTGAAGGATGCTTTCGCCGCCAAACTTTAAGGATTAAAATTATGAACGCTCTTATAAGTAAAATTCTGTACGAGCTTGGCCAGTCCAGTACATATCAGGTTCTTGCTACAGTACTTGGTGTCTTGGGTGTGGATATGTCTGC